TCTGTACCTGAAACAGCAGTGCCTTGCTCAACCGTTCCAGCTGCGGCGCGCCTTCGCGCAGCGCCGGATGAAGGAATGGACGTTGTGGAATGTTGGCGGCTGGTGCGCCGTACTCGTGGATCGCGCCGATCTGTGCGATCGTCAGCTTCGCGCCTTCGTGCGGCGTGTCCGGCAATCCAACGCGCACATAGTCCGGCTTCACTGTCACCGCATCGTAGAGCTGGCGGATCGACACCTTGCCGGGAGTCACGACGGTTGTTAGTGTGACCTTCGATGCCATCGACTCACACGATCATCAGCCCTGTAGTGGGAAGCGTCTGCAACATGAACCAGTACTGCTGTCCATACGGCGTCCACATGTAGGGATTCTTGAGCATCTCTCCGGCGACGGCGTCGCTGTAGGTGATCGCGGTGTCGCCGACTTTCTTTGAGGTTGCAAACGACGGACGAGTCATCGCAGGAATGGTTGATGTCCCATAGAACATCAGCCAGTGCGCAACCCAGAGTGCCTGTCCGGCTTGCAGCTTGTCGCCCCAGACGCAGCTGTTGAAGTTCAGAACTGCCAGATCGATCGCAGTCTGGATGTCTTCGTCTGGGTACTTCGTCGGATCAGAGAATTTCGGGACCAGCTCACGGAACCGATCGACGGTGATGTTGTCCATCGCCCACCTTCACACGTTGTCCATGTAACGGATCGTGTTCAGGTAGCGAATCTCGACGCCGCCATACTTGAACTCGCCGGGAATCTTCAGGTCGAGGTTGACTGGCTGCGGCGGCAGGAACGTCAACGGCATCGGGATGTGCATGACGAGATTATCGGCGCTGCGGTTGTAGGCAACGACACGACGTCCGGCAGTCGGCGATGCCTTCTCCAGTTGCGGGACTTGAATGATGAGCAGCTCGCCGCCGCCTGACACAGTCGTGAAGTTGTTCTGCTTGATCAGCTCAAGCAGCATCTCGCCTGTGTAGGGCATGTAGACGTTGGTCCACGTCTGGAAGACCGTCGGCGGAACCAGCAGCGTGTCGGCGTAGTCATTCATCGCGGTCGCGTCGTAGACCGCAGCCAGCAACGTGTTGACGTCGGCGATTACGTCGCTGTAGGTCGAAGCGTTGGTCCATGGCGCATGCGCCGCTGGAACCACTGGCACGCCGGGATAGTTGCACAGCCCGAAGAGATCGCCGTTCTCGCCGACGAGTGCAACCTTGTTCATCAGGTTCTCGTAGGCGCGCAGCGCAGCGCGTGCTTTGGTCGCTGGCAGTGCGACATTCAGGACTGCCGACTGGCGCAGCTCTTCTGTTGAGTAGTGATAGCCGACATGCCCAAGCACGACAGGTGATACGTGCTCAGCCATCGAGAAATCGACATAGGGAATATCGTCGGCATTGTTACTGGCGCGCTTCGCCTGTCCGACGTAGTCCAGTGTCCGGTAGATGAACGATGTCACTCCCGGTCCGCCTTCAGTCGAGATCGTCATCAGCTTCTGGTACGGCAGCGGCGCATACTTGCGCTCGAAGACACCAGCTTCAATGGTCGCGAGTTGGTTGATCAGAAACGACATGCCACCCAAGCCCTGATCGGTTCCGATCAAATGAGAGATTGCGGGTGCTGCCAGCTCCAGCTGCCGCTGCCGCATGTCAACATATTTGCTCAGCATTGTGACTCCTTCCCTCAGACGATCGTGTTCGCAGGAGCGGGTGAGGTACGCCGCCACGCGGTAGGATCGCGGTTGAATTGTTTGTGGTTGACACTTAGTTCGTCAGGTTCAGTTGCAGGACTGCAAGCTGTCCGGCTGCAGCATCTGTGTACCACGTCGCGCCGACGATAGGAGTTGCGCCGCCAGCACTGGGAGTGCCATCCGCCGTATCATACGTCGCATCTTCTCCGCGTGTTACCGCAGTACTCGGCACACACCAGACGCGACCTACGCGCAGAATGCCAGTCGCCCAGCGGTGCGCTGTGTATCCAAGCAGTCCGGTAGTTGGATCAACGAAGCCAGCCGTCATGTCGCGCAGGGCGATGCCGAGAACGCGCCCAGCACCAGCACCAGCTGCCTTGCAGAATCCCTGCGTAGTGCCTTCCTGCACGAAGACGCCGAACGCGATCGCGGTTTCGGGGATGCGCGTGATCACGTCCTTGATCCCGGCATCAGCGATCAAGCCGGGAAGACCGGGAGCAAAGTCCCAAGCTCCGGTACTCAGGTCACCGAACCCAGTCACGTCGAGCGGTGGGCGCGGCCAGATGTCATTCGTGGCAGGGAATGGCGGTGCTACCTGAGTATCAACGCCAGCCTTGCCAGCCCTGCCAGCCGGACGTGACTGGACTGCCACCGCCTCGTGCTGCGCCTTCACCTCATTCGGTTCGTGCTGCGATGTTTTGTGCTTCTCGTCTACCATGCTGTCCTCCGATTACTTGAGGGTTTCTGTGCGAGCTGTTCAGACTCGTGCAGGATTACAGTTGTTCGAGAGACCTGTCGTCGGTCTTCTCATCCATGATGTGCGTGATGCGATGAACCCATGCATCGCGTCCGTCGAGCGTGCGTGCGTCTCTGGTCGTGCTGTCAGTGGCGAGAATGGTGCGCCCCAGCTGCACATTCCGGCGGTGCTGGTTGCTGGTGTCACGGTCGCTTGCGGTTGCTGCGTGGATGGTGCGCACCGCGCGCTGGAGATCGAGCGTCGATGCCTTGTCGATGGCGACGCCGTCGAGGATCGCCGCGATCTGCGACTTGGTCGCCGCATTCGCTTCGAGCTGGTGCAGCGCCGTGGTGCAGACAGCGTTGACGTCTGGATTCTCTGGAATCTCGATGCCGGGACACATGTCCTTCACGCACGCGTAGACCTTCTGCTCCGCTGCGTATTGCTGCTTGAACTTCTCCGGCGTGTTCTCTTTCGCTCTCGCCAGCTCGACGTTCAGCTGGTTGACGATCGCGTTCGCTTCCGCTTCGTCGCACAGCTTGTCGCCGATCCTGAACTTGGGATGTGCAGCGCGCTCTTCCGTCGCCGCCTTCTCGTGCTGCAGTTTCTGGATGATGATCCCTGCTGTGACTTCATCCACTTCGCCGGGATAGCCGTCCATTGCTACTTTGATCATTGGCTTGTGCTCCTCTCGTGATGTGATCGGATCGCGATCCCCAACTACGCACGAAGGTCCGCACCGCGCGCGATCCACGATCGCGATGTGATTGCCCTGAATATCAACCTGCTCGAACTCGTAGCCCTGCGTACCAGCTGCTGCGGGATGCAGCTCGAAGGTGTAGCCATTCGACAGCTGGCGGCGTCCCTTGTTGATCTCCTCGATCGCCGCCTTGTCGCGCACGATCACTGTCGCAAGCATCTTGTCGCTGTTCGCCAGCACGTCGTGAACGTCACCGACTGCCAGCTCGCGCCACGTCGAAGCATCGACGCCTTCCGGCGGATGATCCATGGTGATCGGCTTGTGCTCGAACGTGGGCGCAGCCTTCGCCAGTTCGTTCGGCGAGCGGTAGACCTGCACGATCGAGTTCGGTGCGCGGTCCTTCAGGTCCAGTTCGCGCGCGTAGTACGGCAGGATGCCGCTGCGCGCAATGATCGCCGGAGCGACGAGATAGCCTTCCGGCGTGTAGCTGCGCTTCGCGTTCAGCTTGATTGCGTCGTTACCTTGTGGCATGACTTATCTTCCCGGCAGAACGCCGATCATCCTGCCGCCGCCCAGATCGAGCAGGAACGCGAGACATCCTGTCCAGAAGAGGATGCGACCGATTTCAACCAGCTTGGGATTCGTGCAGAGCGCGTACATCAGCACGCCGATCAATGCCACCAGTAGCGGAAGGTAGATAATCATGCTGCTTCCTCCAACTCTCCGAACATAGCCAGCGCGACGCAGCGGCAGTTGATGTCATGACCGGGATGTCCAGTCACTTCCGGCGGCGAGTCCCAGTCGAAAATCTGTCCATCGTTGTCGGCATGCGTGGGACGAACGCGTTCATCGCCAGCGGTCTGCCACTGGTACTGCGTGATGCCGACGGACGTCTGCCTGTCCTCGTTGAATGCGGAGTTCATCTTCGCCGTCTGGTCGCGCGCGATCAGGTTCGCGCGGCTGCGCGTGATCTGCGCGTCGTAGTCCATGGTGGTGTAGAGCTTGTCGGCGAGCGTCTCCCAGCGTTGCGCTTGCGTGATGTTCTCGTACACATCATCTGCCAGCCGATCGAAGTACTGGTCTGGAATCGAGCGGATCAGCTGGACGTTGTTGGCGATCTGCTGCTTGACGATCGACTGGGTCTTCTGCTGCGAGCCGTAGCGCGTCGGCGGGAACTGGATGATCTGCGCATCGCCTGTACCCAGCCGGACCGTGTCCGTGATGTCAGCGTGCGAGATCGACGGCTTGGGCAGCTGGATGCGCACATCAGTAACTCGCTTGACCTGCGCGATCAGGTGTTCATCCACTGTCTTCAGGTTCATCATCGCCGTCGCACTGGCGATCGCGACTGCCTTGCCGTGCATCTTGAACTCGTTCGCTGCCTTCTGCACCATGTGGCGCGCCGTCACCGCGATGTGCTGCGCAAGGTCTTGATTGTCCGTTTTGATCG